CGAGGAAAACACTGCAACAGCGTTGACCCTCGCACAAATGAGCACCGCTTACAACAGCGTTTCGGTTGGTAATGACCACCCAGACACCTTGTTGACAACCCAGACTTTGTTTGAGAAGTACGAAGCACTTCTTCAGCCAAACCTCCGTTACACGGACACCAAGACTGCAGATGCTGGATTCCAGAACCTGTTGTTCAAGGCTGCTCCGATTATGTACGACGTACATTGCACCGCTGGTGTTATGTACTTCCTCAACACGAAGTACCTCACACTTGTCGGCCACAGTGACAAGTGGTTTGCTCAGACGGACTTTGTCAAGCCAGAAGACACAGATGCTCGCTATGCGCTCATCATGTGCTACGGAAACCTCACCTGCCGCAACCGTGCGAAGCAGGGCAAACTCACGGCAAAGACCGCCTAAGACCACTAACCAATAAGGAGAAATCAAAATGCCATTAGTAGCAACTGACACAGCGGGTGCGGTAACACGCAAGCGTCTTGAAGCATGGGTAGCAAAAGAAGAAAAGGTAACTGTTGTTGCCGCTTCTGATGCTGCAACAACAATTACAGCAGCAACTCTTGCTGGTGCAGGTCGTGTGGTTTACACGATGACACCAACAGCAGCACGTACCTTGACCACACCAACTGGTGCGGAACTTGGTGCAGCATTCACCGACGAAGCAGTAGGGTCCTCATTTCAGGTCACTATTATTAACCTCGCTGGTGCAACGCATGCTGTGACTTTCACCGCCGGTGCATCTGGTGTAACAATTGTTGGTGGAGGTTCTGTTGCGGCAGCATCATCAGCAACATTTGTTGGTGTATTCACTGCAGCAGACACGGTATCTTTTTACCGAGAGTAAGTAATTGAATCTGGGGGGGTGGGCAGAAACCCACTCCCCTATTTCAAAAGGAGCAATAATGCCTTACAAGTATTCAATTCTTTCCAACCATGCGGATGCAACTCCTAAGGCTGGAACAAAGACTTCTAACTATCCTCCAAAAAAGGAAGGCAAGAAGCATGAGAAAACCGAATCAAAAGCAGAGCGTAAAGCAGAATATGGGAGTATGAGTTAACATGGCAAGCAAGAAGTCTGGTTATAACAAATCTGGTGGAAAAAAGAACGACCCAAATCGTGCAAAGTTTGTTGACAAGTATGTTAAACAAAACACGAAATCAGCTGACCGTCCTGCAACAAAGAAGCAAGCACGTAATGCTTACTATTTGACTTCTGTGGATGACAAAAAGGGTACTCGTGGGGCAAAGAGCACTGGTGCAAAAGCAAAGACACCTTCTGGTTTAATGTCAAGTGCTCGTGCAGATGGCAGGAAGCCTGGAACTCGTTCTGGTTCAATTTCTGGAACTCGTGCAGATGGCAATAAGCCAGGCGCACGTGTTCGTGGTATGGATAATGCTGGTCCGAATGTTCGTGCTGGTGTAGGTCGCAAAGCAACTTATCCTCCTAAGTCGGCCGGTATGGCTGGTGCAAGCAAGGAAAAGCGTGTTGCTGGAAAGCCAACACGAAACCCTTCAACAATTCGTGAAGGTGGTCCAAGTCAGTATTCCAACATGGATGCAGCAATAGAACTTGGTAGATACCTTATTGGAAGCAAGCCCGGAAAAGTTAAGGGTCGTGACATGCGTGCAAAAGAAGGTATGGGTTCAACTCGTGCAAAGACTTCAAGCAAGGCTCCACGTTCAAAGCCAAAGGCAACTGGTCGTCGAGACAAGAATCGTCGTACCTACTAATCATGGCTACTAAGAAGCAGAAACCTGCTGTAGCAAAACGTGTTGCTGACCGCAAAGCGTTTGTTAAAGACAAGGTTGCTTCAAAGGGTATTACTGCTAAGCAGGCTCGTCAGCGGTTTTATGTTCAGACTCGAATGGCTGAACTTAAGGCCGCTGGTAAGACTGTTACTCCTGAGATGCGTAAGCAGCTTCAGCAGAAGTTTCAGTCTGGCAATGTAAGTCGTCAGGGTTTTGCTGCACCAAAGAAGAAGACTGGTACAACTAAAAAGGTTGTTCCACTAAAGAGTGCTGTCAGGACTCCTAGTAGTTCATATATGGACCCGAAGAAACGACCTGCTGCTAAAATCCCTAATAGTTCATACATGAATCCAAAGAAGACTGGTAAATCTGCAGCGAATATTTCCTCAACTCGTACTGGTGTGAATGCTAATCATTCGCAACGTAGTGCCACACAGGTTATTCGAAATCAAGATGCTCTTTTGCCTAGAAGGACTAACCCATCAACTAGATATGCTCCGACCTATTCAATTGGGCAGTATGTTCGTCGTGCTGAAGCGTACACCCCAGGCAAAAAGGCAGTAGCAAAAAAGAAATAGGTAACAAATCGGGCTAGTTGTATATGAAAAACGCCGTACCTGCCCATTCTTACTACGGACAGCCAGTATTTGGTATCCGCCTAGCCCCGACAGCGGGAGCAAAGATTGCTGCTCCGTCTGCGCCCTATGTGGGTCGCAACCGCTGTATAGCCAATGAGGACTCTTGCGAGGGTCCGAAGGCACGGGGTACGGATTATTGCATTGGACATTTGAGGTCACAAGGACGGGCTAAATGAGTATTAGTTTGAACACTCTTCGCTCACAGGTTCGCACAATGGCTGACCTTGATGAAGTGGACTTGCCAAACACAATTGTTGACCAGTTTGCTCGTGAAGGCTTCCAACGCATTTATGCGCTGGAACGCCGCTGGCCATACCTACAAGAAACCTACACATTCAACACGGTTGTCAATCAACGAGAATACACCATTTCAACTATTGGTGACATTCGAGAAATCATTTCGGTTCTTGACACAAGTTCTTCTGGTGCACGTTTGACACTTATCCCTTACGACAATGCTGAAGAGATTTGGCTTGGCAATACCGATGTTCCATCACGACCTTATTTTTATTCGTTCTGGGACAAGAAGCTTCAACTGTGGGCGAAACCAGACGCTGTGTACCCAATGACGGTTCGTGCTTTTAGGAACCCTGTTTATACTTGGTTGTCAAATCCCGATGAAACCATCGACCTTGACGAATGGTTTCATGCTTTGCTTCCGTACTTTGTACTTGGAAGAGTTTACCAAAGGCAAGAAGATGCACAGTTGTCTCAAATGTATTTGAATTCATTTGAACAAGGTGTTGGTCTTGCACGTCGTGACTTGATGAAAGCATCAAGTGCACAGCCAGTTGTTATGTCTGGTGGTCGTCAGTATCCAACTATGCGTCGTTGGTTGCAGACGCTTGGGGCGACTATTGGCCAATGAGCAATGTATCCGTTGAACGCTACGACGACTTTACTGGTGGTCTGAATCTTAGGGCTGACCAATTCCAGTTAAAGCGTAATGAGTCACCCGACATGCTAAATGTCGAGGTTGACCCTCGTGGTGGTTTGTTTGCTCGTGGCGGTATGCGTGAAATAAATAGTACTGCTATTACGGGTACATGGGCTCCACACAAGTTATATCCATTTGCTGGTGCAATACCATACTTGATGTTGGCTAACGGTACAAAAGTTTTGAAATCTACGGGTGGCAACTTTACTACTCTGCAATACTCTGCTGGCAATGATGTGGTCGCAACTGCTGCACATGGTGCCTGCATGACTACTTGGGGTAAGACTCTGTATATGACTACTGGTACTTCTGGTAGTGGTGGTTATTCTTGGGCAAGTACCGATACGTATGCGACTGCGTTGACTGCTTCTGGCACGAATCCTAAAGATTGGCAAACAACAGCAGATGCCTCCGCCCACAAGATGCCTACTGCGGAACATATTACGATTCATGCAAACAAAATGGTTGTTGCCAACACCATTGAAAATGGTGTGGCTTTTCCGAATCGTGTTCGTTGGTCTTTGGAATCAATTCCAGACAACTGGGACAAAGATGATTGTATTGATTTTGAGGGTGGTGGAGACGGCATAACGGCTTTAGCCGTTGTTGCCGGTCAGCTTGTTGTTTTCAAACCAACCGCAGTTTATGTTGTTTATGGATATGACTTTGCAGATTTTCAAGTTGTCCAGTTGTCACCACAACTTGGTGCATTGTTTCATAAACATGTTGCCGTAGCACCCGATGGTGTTTATTTCTTTTCACACCCACAGGGATTGTATTTTTACAACGGTACACAGTTGATTGACGTGTTTTCTAACTTGAAGTCAATGTATCCGGAAGGATTTATTAACTCTACTGAAGATGACCAAATACATATGTCGTACGCAAATGACCGTGTTTGGCTGGCAATGCCTTTTTCAAGAACTACATCTGTAAATTATCCATCGATTTGTTTTGTTTATGACCCAACAATTAATAATGGTTCTTGGACTGCTTTTCAGATTGCTGATGGTTATGCACCAATTAGTGGAACCGATTGGACGAACTCTTCTGGTGTATCTAATCCATACATGATTCACCCTAATATTCCTCGTGTTCTTCAAGTTGATGTTTATACAGAGGAAAAAGATTTGCTTGCAACCGTTGAAACAAACTTTAGTTCATATTATAGAACTGGTTGGGTTGATGGTCGTTCTTATTCGATGAAGAAGATGTGGCGTAGACCAGACATTGTTGTTAAGCAGGTTGAT